GTTGGCGAAATAATAAAAGGTAGACCACGCTATGAACACGTCAAGGTTGTTATACCTGAAGACTTTCACATGGTTCTTGAAGTTAAAGGTCATCATATTGGATTTACGCATGGTCACATGACTGCAGGTGGCGGCGACCCATGGCTTAAAATGGAGAAGTTCTGGAAAGGTCAAATGTATGGTTGGCTTCCTATTGGTGGTGCTTCTATTCTTGTGTCGGGACATTTTCATCACTTAAGAGTTGTAGAACAAAAAGGGCGTACATGGATACAGGCACCTAGCCTTGATGAATCTCATGAATTTACAGCACGTAGCGGGTTCGGAACTAAACAAGGTGTATTAACTTTTACTGTAAATAAGACAGGCTGGGATAATTTAAGAGTTTTGTAGCATTATATTAATTATTGATTTATGATTAGAGGGTTATGAGTAATATTGTAGCGATTGAGAACGACGGAACTAAGGTGCGTTACATTGTGCAAAACGGTGAGAATTTTAGTTACTCTCCATTCCCTAAGGGTATAATAAGAGTACTAGAAAGCGAAGATGATACACTTACTGTTAAGCTCCATACTAACTTGCGCAATAACGACTGAAACTCCTGCGGACTTTTCGCAGTATATAAATTGTATGCGTGGGCAACGTCAAGTTAATGTTGTCGTTGATTGGCAACCTCTGATTGAGAAATACTTTAAAGAAGAAGATGTTGAAAAAGCTATGCGCATTATTTATTGTGAAAGTTCTGGGCGTGAAAAAGTTGTTGGAGTTAACACAAATGGAACTCGTGATGTTGGCTTGTGGCAATTTAATGATGACACATGGGCATGGTTAAAACCTAAACTAAAAATTAAAAAAGATAGGTATGACGCTGAAACTTCTACCGCCGTTGCAAGTTGGCTTGTATATAATGACGGGTGGTATCATTGGAACAGTTCTAAGCATTGTTGGGGTAATGAATAAGTTTGTTATTAATTTAGATAAAAGAATAGAACGCATGGAAGACTGGAAAGGTTGGACGCGTTGGGTAGGTGTTGACGGTATGGAACTACCTAAAGACCATTGGTTAATACACGATATGATTTCCTTTAAAAATATAACTGGAGGTATTCATGGTCGTCATCATAGGGGTAAAGTCGGGTGTAGTCTTAGTCATATATCTTTACTTAAACATATTGTTGATAATAAAATTGATAACGTCATTATATGTGAAGATGACGCTGAACAAATAAATGATATACCTAAAGATTTACACTTAGCTGATTCTATCGTATGGCTTGGTGGTTTTTTTGTTAACATTCCTAGAAACAAAGGCGCACTCAAAGAAAGACAGTATTTCCCTAATGGCTTAAACATAGTTGATAAAAAAAGGTTTAGAGTTTTGTGTTTACACGCTTACTACATTCCAACATGGCAGTTTGCCCAGCAAATATTAGATTGGTTGCATTCTAAAAAAAGGTGGAGAATATTTGACGCTATGATGACTGATAGTCCTTTTACTCATTATTTTTATTTTCCAGCAATTTATGTTCAAAAGAAACTAGAATCAGATATAGCGAACCTAAATAATAAAAGACCAAATGAATATTACGAATATAAAGTTTGGTAGGAGGAAATATGGAATTTAAAGAAGTTGATATAGAAATACTTAATGAATATCCCGATAATCCAAGAACTAGTGATGTTGAAAAGATTGCAGAGAGTTTGACTGAACACGGTCAATACAGACCACTTACAGTTAATGTAAACGGAAATATTATTTTAACTGGTAATCACACTTATCAAGCTATGAAATCTTTGGGCTGGGAAAAAGTTTTAGTTACTTACATAGATGTTGATGAAGTAAAAGCAAAAAAAATAGTTCTTGTTGATAATCGGCTTAATGATGTTGCTGGATATGATAGCGAATTGCTTAACAAAATGTTGCAAGAGCTAGTTGATTCTGGAGATTTTATTGGTACAGGTTTTAAAGCTGAAGATATTGATGAACTTCTAAAAGGTGTTGATGACCACGATACTGAATTTGAAGAAGTGTTTGAACCAGCTGTAGTAAATGAAAAATCAAAACAAGAAGCGGTACACGATATTGTTATGTATTTGGATGATAAACAATTTGCAAACTATAAAAAATGGGTAAACGCTTTAGCTGAAGAAATGAAATGTAATCTTACAGAAGCTACATATAATGCAGTTAAGTATATGTATGATGATTTGGGATTATGAAAACTGTAAAGTTATCTATTCTTAAGCAATATAACAACAACCCTAGAATTGGTAACGTTGATTTGATTGCTGAATCTTTAGAAGAGAACGGACAATTTCGTCCACTTGTTGTAAACAAAGATAATGTTATTCTTGCGGGCAATCATACTTACTTAGCTATGAAACAGTTGAAGTGGAAAACTTGTGATGTTTTTTATGTTGACGTTGACGAGAAAGAAGCGCGTAAAATTGTTTTAGTAGATAATAGACTTAGTGACCTTGCTAGTTATGACGGTACACTTATTGCGAATATGCTAGGGGATTTGCAGGAAGCTGGTGAACTTAAAGGGACTGGTTTTAACGCTGATGATGTTGATGACGTTCTTGCTGAATTTGACGAAGTTGATATTACTGACTTTGAAAAGTTTGAGGGCGGATATGCTTTATCTGATGAGGAAATTGAAAACATTAAAGAACAACGCAGTAAACAAGTTTCTACTAATAATGGAAAAGCACTTAACGATATTCCTATAGCTTTGTTAGATACGCAGTATCAAGAGTTTAAAAAAATGATTTTAGCTATTGCTCAAAATAAAAATATAAACACAACTGAAGCTATATTAATTTCATTAGAAGCTCGGTATAAAAAAAACAAGTCATGGTTTAATAGATGAAAATATTTATACCAACTTATGCAAAGTATGATGGTGTAAAAACTTTAGGGTTAAAACAACTTAAGAACTTAAATGTTATTTTATTAGTTCATAATAATTCCGAATATAAAAAATACATAAAAAATTATCCTGAAGCAACTATTTATGTTACTGAAGCTAAGGTCGGTGTAGCTGGTAAGCAAAATCAAATAAAAAACGCTTTAGAAAAATTTGTAAAACAAGATGAGTGGTGTTTATTTCTTGATGACGACATAAGTAAAATGTATGGCTGGAGTGGTGGTTTTGAAAAGCAAGAAGTAGTTGATTATACCCAAGACCCACAATTAAAAATGAAAATATGGTTTACCGAAATATTACAAGCAAGGTTTCTGGAATCTGTTACTGAATCTATTATGGAAGCCGAAAATATTGGCGCTAAGTTGTGCGGATATGCTGTTACTGAAAATCCTATGTTCAACTGTAACAAGTGGTCTTATCGTGGTTTTGTACATGGTAAAGCTATGATTTGGAAACGTGATAGTGATTTTGTATTTGATGAAAACATTTTAGATATGGATGATTATTCTTGGAGCCTTGAACATTTATATAAATATAAAAAAGTAATTATTAACAGAAGCGTTGCCTTTAAGAATGATTACTTTGGTAAAGGTGGTCATAACGATAACAATTATGACAGGGATGAAGCGAGAATAATTGATAGTAAATATCTAATTAAAAGGTTTCCACAATATGTTAAGAACAAACCAATCAAAAACAAGCCGAAATATTTCGATATTAAGTTTGCAACATGGGGTGACGCAAGGTTTGAGGAATGGTTGTTTAAACTTTATAATTACCGCGAATCGTTTAAAAGTCAACGTTTATAGGGTTTTAACACCCTGTTTTAAGACGTTTTAAGAGGGGGTTAATGTGTCTAGGCTGTTGTTGTCCGTGTTGATTTGGTTATAATTACAGTATGAAAGAACTAATAGAAATAATTAAACAAATTGACATAGGAAGATACACACAAACAGAATATGCAGAGATAGTAGACGAGATTGTAATTAATTTTAAAGCAAAATGGTATGATGAGTTACTTGATAAAAACGGTTGGAGAGATTACGGAGGACAGAGTTGATTGATATAAGATTAAGGTCAAAAATATCTGATGAAGAACTGCAACAAAAAGTTGGAAAAATATTAACTGAAAACGATTACAACATTTTAGTTACTAAAGATACTACTGTAAGATTTCCTAACGGAAAAGTTGGTGCTATATATTTAAAAGAAGCTATTCCTGAAAATTTATCTGATGACTCTTATGAAGTTTTACATAGTCTAAAAAGTCAACAAACATCTAATAGGGGTTTAGCTAGTGGTTTGCCCAGAATAAAAAGAGCCAGCGGCGGAACGAGAACTGATACGGCAAAGAGTATTGCTTCTGCAATAATTGGAAACCTAGACCCAGTTGGAGCTCAACAATATTGTAGGCTCACAGCATTTAGTGGTAAAGAAGTTGATAAATACAAAAGTTTATTTCCATTGTTTGTTTTTATAGGGGAACAAATGAAAAAGTTTGCACCTGAAAGATACAATGCACAAATGGAATATGTAAATCGAACACATAAAGATTGGACTATTGAGGGAACACCGTTTACAACTATTACGGTAAACAACTCTTACCCAACTGGTGTACACACTGATAAAGGAGATTTGGATGATGGTATCTCAACTCTTGCTTGTATTAAAAAAGGTGATTGTCAAGGTGGGTATTTAGTATTACCAGAATTTAGGATTGCATTTAAAATGGGCGATAGAGATTTATTAATATTTGACGCTCATCAATGGCATGGGAATACAGAATTAGAAATGAATAGCAAAGACGCAGAACGTATAAGTATTGTGTCATATTACAGAACTAAAATGGAGGAGTGCGATAGTGCAGAAAAAGAATACGAGAAGCGGTTAAGTTATGCCGAAAGAAAAGTCAACAAATAAAACTACTTGGGACGCAGAAAATGAAACGTTTGCTGAATTTAAACAACGTAGGCACGCTGGTTGGAGTGGCACGGGACAACCTAATTCACAAACTAGACAAGCTGGTCGGTGTGATAACTCTGGAGATTACAAAAAGGATTGTAGTTGCAGAACGTGTATTAACAGAAGAAGCCGTTCTAAAGGAAGAAGAAAACAAAACCTAGCTAGAAAAAAACTAGGGATAAAAGATAATAGGTTTCATGGCGCAGACGCTCATGAAGAAAATTGGTCAACTGGTTTAAGAGTAGAAGTAAAAGCTGGTAAACAATGCAATCCGTTATCTACGTTTTTTTATAAGTGTAAAGAACAATCTGATAAATCTCATAAAGCATTTGGAGGCATGGGTAAACCATTTATACAGGTTAGTATGCCAGACAATTCTACTAAGGGCATTGTAAGTTTCGAACTTGATGATATTGAAAATGTTTGTATTGAAGCTCTGAAAAATCTAGGGTATGAATTTGGGGACGAATGAGTGTTAAACAAGGCAACCCAGTTCGATTGCTCGAATGAAAGGAGGTATATTTTAAGCCCGTTCGTAGCTCTCCTACGACTCTAATCTCATAAATCCCATGGTTAGTCTAACTAGTTTTCTTAGATATTTCTAACCCGCAGAAACGGCACTTATCTATGACGTCTAAGTCAATCATGCCATGCCCGTCTTTGTTACAGTCGTGTGGAACTGGAACATCTTTTACGTACTCTCCCAACAACGTCCAATGTTTTACAAGCGCATAAGGTGTAAGAGTAATTCCTTTCCAATTTTCTCTGTACATCTTGATACGTATCTCTACATCATCTGCCGTTGCACCAGCTTCTCCTAATTGCTTAACGCATTTATTCCAACCGCCACGCTCTACTTGAGTACTGGGTTTGTAACCCATAGCATTTTCTAAAGCTACATAGATTGCTCCATGTTTTCTTTGTTTAGTTGGCTTTAGTTTGTAGCTCTCCTGCGAGTCGGGGTGCGGTTCACTAGTGACTGGGGGATGTTCGTATATGAACGGATTTCTCCGCATAACCGTATACAAGTTGCTAGTCTGCTCATTGGTATCATCTTTGTAACGCGGTTCTGAAAAAACAGCGCCACAATTTTTCAACTCATTTAGAGCACGTTTGACTGTAGAATTACTAGTATGCATACGTTTCGCCAACGTACTGATAGACGGAAAACAAGTTCCGTCATCTTTATCTGCATATCTATTTAATGTTGCATACAGTCGTACCGCTTGTGCCGTTATGGGTAAATCAATTATCCACTCAGGCACAATAGCGTAGTACTCATCTGCTTGTATATAGTCCACTAGAATATGTCATCAGGGTTTGCCTCAGGCTCTGCTGGTGCTTTGTAACCCTTATACATATCTGCTGTAGGCTCGTCTGTCCAACTTGCCCATGGTTGCTTCTTTCCTTGATACTCTTTACCGTATTCACAAGCGTCTTTGTTTGAACACTTGAAGTTAGGTTGTGTCGCAGTTGTTTTGGTTTGTCGGTTGTCGTAAACCTTTGAACCACAATGCGGACATATCAAGCCACTATCTGCCATAATCGTTTTCTTAAACGGTGGCTGGACAGTTGGTTGCCCTGTTGGGATAGCGCTCTGATACTTCATGATTTCGGCAACGTTACGTTCCATAAAAGCTGGTATAGTTTCCAGTTTCATTTTATCCGCGCTGACTAAATCAATTGCACCTTTGAACACTACCTGTGCAACTATTAACTTATCCTTATTCATCTTTACCTCCATGTATAAGTTGTAATTTATCTTGATTGTTATCTTCATCTCTTGGGTGTGATACCAAATAATAAAGGAACAACCCTTTTTCTTTACCTTTTACAGTACTGATAACCCACCCGTCTTCACGTAGCTGGTGTAGGTAGCCACCGAAACGGGCGCATCGTAGGTCGTAAACAAACTCGCCATTAGTTATTGGGCGTTCATACCTGTATCTAAGTAATGCATATTGTATTAATTGCATTTTGTTTGATACCTTTACCGTTAATGGTATGACTTCGCCACGAAAATAATTCACGGCTTGTTTTCTATAACTAGACATTTAATCTAGTAATTACTTCATTGTCGACCTTGCTCTGTATGAATGAATCAACAGAGCAGAAGTCAACAATTTTTGTAGCATGCCATATTGGAACACCGCTGATTTTAAAATCAGGTTCAGGCAATCTGCCATGGTGCTTCCATGATATAACAGTAGCTCTATCTACACCTAGAAGCTCTGCTATTTCTTGTACTCCTAATAAGCTCATAATTTTATTAGTTCCTTTACTACTGCATTACTTAAAGCGGAATCCTGATGTATCAGACTTCCTGCTTGTTTTTCAAGACGTGCATCTGCAGTTTTTGCACCTCTCATCTTTCGTTGCCACAACTCGAATGAGTTATAAGCATTTAACAATCCCCAACCATTGGCATTACCTTGTGCCGTTTCTACGGAATAGTTAACTTTAATACTTGTACGGATTGTATTAGTATTGTTAAACTGTCGTAATGTTGTTGGGTTATCCTCCTCAATAACTGGCAACGGAAACATCTTGTCAATAATAGAAGTAAAAATATCGTTATTTATTTCTGTATCGATAAGTCTGTTAACGTCTTGAGAAAAGGAATCGTAAAACATATCGGCTATGCCTAATATATTTCTTGCTTCACTAATCTTGCCTTGAATCGAACT